GTGGACTTTTTCATCCAACTAGGGAGCCCATATTACTGCGGCATGATCCTGGATCAAGCTGATGGGGAGAAGTATATCCGCTCGGACAGTTACGACCCGGAAAAAAGTTACCCGAAAACAGGTATACGGAATTGGCCTATTGCGGATCGAAGCTCTATGGGGATTGCTTTTGAAAATCCTCCTCGGGGCCACGAGCATCGGCGCTGTGTTCCGGTTGCAAAATGCGGGGACAATTATCAAATTCTTAAGTATGGCTTAATCGAGCACGACGACAATAAGTACTCGCAACGTTTAAAAGAGCAACACGGTGACTTATTATGTTTAGAGGAGATGCTAATTTTTTAACTCGTAGTGGCGCACAGAGGAGCAGATTTTGTCCATATCTGCTACTGTCTCGGAAAACGACACCAGTGTGAAACACTGTTTAGAGAGGATGCTTACAGACTCCGCAAGCATATTGAACACCAAGGCGGAACAATCTATTGGTTCAACCCCCGCACATGATCCCGTTCGACCGGACTATTACGTTCGTGACGGTATTGAATGCTATCAAGTACAGAAAGCATCTATGGGTATGGTTAAGTATCAAGGTTACCTAGAGGGATGCGCTCAGAAATATTTATGGCGATGGGAACAAAAAAACGGAAAACAAGATCTTGAGAAAGCCGTGGAATATTTAGGTAAACTATTAGAAACACTCGAATAGATATGGACGTTCGTGCTTTTGGGTCTGTTTACGGGCAAACTGCTAGTTTGCCTTATACAAGTGGTTTCCTTGTAAACGCTTCTGGAACCAACGCAAATTTTGCGGCGTGCCGTGCAGTTTATGTAGAGAATGCAAACAAGACTGCGGATAAAACTCTTGTAGTTCTTTTTGCGGATTCCAAGCAACCTATAACTTTTTCTCACATTCGCACAGACGTGTTGCTGCCGATCTCAATAACTCAGATCAGCGGTACGTCTACCGTAGAACACTGTTACGTTCTGTACTGATCATGGCTGACGGAATTGCTAAGAAAAAAGACCCCGAGAAGTGGGCTCGTGCTAAAGCTAAAGCCCGCGCAAAGCTCGGCGGTCATAGCGCACGAGCAATGCAGCTAGCAACCAAGTACTATAAAGATATGGGAGGCACTTACTCAGGTAAGAAGTCCTCCTCTAATCGTCTCTCGCGCTGGTCTAAAGAGGATTGGCAGACACGAGAGGAATACGAAAAATCTAAGAAAGACTGATGGACACTAGTGATTTAATCACAGCTTTAACAGGCGGAAGTACTTACCGCGAACGTAGTGGTCTTCCCGAAGCTAAAGACTTTCAGACTCAGATTTCTAGCTCAAAAAGCCCTAGTCAATATACATTGATGAGTATTTTGCTCGATCCGCTTAAGGATGAGCTAATAGCTAAAGCTATTGCAGACAGGGCGTTGATGAGTAAGCAAGCGTAGGTTTAATCGATGGCTGATCTGGCTCGGGAAAAAGGTCGAACGGAGCGGTATTTACCTCGTTCAGCGTGGGCTTCCCTCACACCTGAGGAGCGGCGTGCAACAGACGAGGCTAAAAAAAGAGCTACTGCAGGTAATAAACCTGTTAACACACAAGTACCTAATACAGAAAAAGCCCGTGAAGCTCGCCGAAAGGCATCAGAATATATAAAGAGAAAAACCCAGTCATGAACTTTAACTCTCCGTACGCACAAGCCGGCAAGTTTTTTGGCGAAGCGTATAACCAATTAGAAGCAGCTTCTCAGAATCAAGTTCGTTCTGGAGGATTTGCCACGCGGGAAGAGGGTTATACCTCCAACGCGGATGATACTTATATGGAGGGCGCTGTCCCCCCTCGCACAGGCACTTCTCCTGTGACTGAACGGGACACGTATGATGTCGAATCGATTAAAGAAGAGCTTTTAAATAGCGCTAAGCAACAAAAGCAGCCTTCAAACGGCAGTGTTGTAATTCGTGCAGGAGGCGGCTACAACCCAGCTGTTAAGAGCTAATATGCTGACAGCTAGGCGAGGCTTACGTGCTTTTTGATTGTTTTTTATATTTTGATGAAAAAGAGCTTCTAGAGCTCCGCATAAATATTCTTAAAGATATCGTCGATGGTTTTATCATCACAGACGGCAATAGGACTTTCCGTGGAGACCCAAAGCCTTTTACGTGTATAGACACAATTAGGGAGCTAGGACTCCCCGAGGATAAAATTCAAGTTCTGCACGTCGAACTTCCTACACCGGAGGAGTGCTCTATCCCCTGGTCGCGTGAGTACGCTCAGCGAGACGCTCTGGGTGTCGGTATGCGTATGTGCCCGCCTGATTCTGTCTTTTTCTTTAGTGATGTAGATGAAATTCCTAAACCTGATCGGTTGTTAGAAGCGGTAGAAGTCGCAAAACAGGATCCAGCACGCTGTGTTCGACTTTCTATGCCTATGTTTTATGGTCGCGCTGATCTTCGAGTTCGGGATCCGAAGGGAGATGGCACAAAAGCTCCAGATAATTGGACTTGCGGCACTGTTGTGCTGAATCAACACCTAGATCGCACACCGTCACAGATTAGACAGAATCCTAACGACATCGTTTTAGGTGATTGTGACGCTGGCTGGCATTTTTCCTGGATGGGGGACTCCGCCCGTATGAAACGTAAGGTAACTTCGTTCTCTCACTGCTTCGACGATATCCCGAACGCCGTGGCACCTGCGGATAGTGAGAAAATGTTAGCTCACTTGGACACCTATAAAGCAAAATCAGGCGGTACAGATCCTTTAGGGAGGAACGATCATATTCTCGAGCCTTATCCGCATGAGCTTTTGCCGCCAGAATTGTTTAAACTAGAGCGAGTAAAGAACTATTTGCTTCCCGATGGCTGATCAAATGCCCGAAGGCTTGCGGAAACACTTCGAAAAGAAGAACGAAGGCAAGGAAGCCTCTGAAAAAGGCGAAAAAGACGCGAAAGGCGCGCGTTTGGAAGCACTCCGTAAGGCTAAAAAAGCTAAAGCGAAGCGCAAATCCGAAAAAGAGGGTTCTGGTCGTTGATTCCGGCCTAAAAACGCAGTTAAAAGGCCATGTCAGACAATTTAAGCCTTAGGCAGCGGTTTGCTGAGATTCTTGAAGCTTCGCGCACTCAAGATCGCAGCAAACAAGCTGCAACAATGGTCGTTTTAAGTCATCTGCAGCAAATGACGCTGCTGATGATTAAAAAAGGCGTGCTTTTTTACTGCGAGCAGGACACATATAAGGCGAGAAGCAAGTTTATTGACTCGCTGATCTCCCTAAACCGAATGGATATTCGCTTTCCCGCGATTATCCGTAATTTTTTGATTGACGGGTGTGGTCTGTTTTATTTCCGCCCCGATCCAAAACTTAAATATCAGATTTATTTCTTTTCGAAAAATCAGTACCGGGTTTACCACGATGTAAACGGCGAAATTGAAGAAGTCGTAATCCTTTACAGCTATAAAGTTAGAAACTCGACATTAGGCTTACCTGCCGATGCCTACGGACAGAACAAACGCTATGTCCGTATCTCGATTACTACTGAGCGTATTAACGAGTTTGAATCCAATAGTGAACTTAGCTTTGAGCTAGAACCCGGAACTGTTCTTACACCCAAAAACAGCCGTAAGAACGAATTAGGGTTTATTCCCGCTGTGGAGGTTTTAAACAAACCCAATAGCAGCGGCACCGAAGGCGAGGGTGAGTTTGAGCCGTTTATGGAGCAGATTGTGCTTCATGATGGCATGATGAAGAACATCGCCCGTAATATCGAGTTCTTCGGTAATCCCACGCTGATCAGTTCGCGTCCTCGTAGCGATCTGGTCGAAGCTTCCGATACTGACCGCACTTTCCGTCCGACTATTAGTAGTCAGAGCGGTTTTGCTGGTAGGGACACGCCTTCTACTCGTGTTTCCGAGCCGTTTGGTTCGAGTTCAATGATCGGGGGACTTCGTGTTCCCCGCGTTATTGCGAATATCGAGCCCTCCGACCGGGTGGGGTATATGACGCCTGACCCCGTTAACGGGGACATGAATCGTTATGCCTTGTTACTGCGAGAGGAGATCCGCACCGCTCTCGGCGGTGTTGATGAGATTTCTATCTCAGCTGGTGCAACCGCAACTGAGATCAAAGGCTTAATGGGTCGGGCTCAGGCCACGGCCCTACGTAAGAATAAAAGTTTCCTTACTTACGGATTCTGCCGCTTGTTGGAGATGATTGTCTTCCATCAAGAGCAAATTTTCCGGGAAAGTTTTACCCAAGTTGTCGGTCTCGAGCCTCCGGCTTTACCTAAAGAACTAACCCCTGAAGCCCAAGAAAAATATCAAAAGAAACTAAATAAGTACGAACTAAGCGTTGATACAGCAATTGCATCTGCGCTTGAGCAAAACAAAGTCCCACGAGGAGTTTTTGGCCTTCCTCCTGACGGTGATCGTCAAGTTACATATCGTTTTCAGGGCGATGTGTATGAGGATACGGCATACGATATTAACCAAAAATCTATCGTTGTTCGTAACCTTCAAGAACTCGGTGTGGATAGCATCGAAGCTCTTAAATATCTCTTCCCAGATAAAACTGACAGCGAACGTGCGGAGATGCTGAAAGGGTTTCCTTTCCGCATGATCCAACAAACGCAAGGCGCATTCCAACAATTTCTATTATTATTGAATCAGATGTTGCAAGCGCCACATCCACTTGCGCCGAATCAACCGCTTGCGGCTGACCCTCGGCTAAACATAACGCCCCTGTTATACAGGACGTTTGACCACCTTGCGCAAGAACTGACTTACTCGGGCAGCTATGAGCCAGCAGATCCCAGCTTCGATCCCGAGCCCGGCATCCCCGGCGGTAGCGGCCCCTCAGGCGGCGCCTTCAGCGGATATGGGCTCAACAGCCTATCCCCAATGGGTAGCAACTACCCAGGCGGCACCTTCGGCAACTATGCCCCAAGTGCAGTCGCCGGCAACACAGGCTACGGTCCCTTCTACCAACAGCCAGTACAACCAGTCTCTGTCAACGTCCTCCCCGTCCAATCCCTGGGAAGCGGCGATGGGCAGTCTGGAACGGATGGTTTCTCGAATCTCCCCGTCCCCCAGCCAGACAGCATCGTATCCGCAGTACCAAACGGCGCCGCAGGATACTCAACTTTACAGTCAGAGTTCACAGGCCCAGCCTTATCTTTACCAGGCGCCTACGGCTCAGCCGACCTCGTACAACAGCGAGTATACAACCCAGACTTCTTATCCGACTTCTACGGGACAAGCACCCGAGGCTCAGCTAAGCCCCGAAACCGTCGCCGTAGTTAATCACTTCGGTGTTGATGCTCCTGGTATCCTCAATCAGTACTCCGTTACTCTTGAGGATGCTCTGATTCAGCAGCATTCGGTTCTCGAAGCCGCTATTAATCGCGGTGCTGCTATGGAGCACATCCTGACTGATCCTGATCAGCTGGCTGACTACACTGACCGGTTCTTCACCGAAGTGTACCCCGTGGATGCAGATGTTAACGAGCAGCAAACCTACCAGCCTCGTTACGATCAACTGCCCGCAGTTCCTGCCTCCGCTATGGCCGGTGCTCCTTCTGCGGATGGTGAGACCCAGTGGCAAGGCTTCAGCCAAACCATGAACCAGAGCCCTGAGCAGGCTTGGCGCTATCTTTCCCAGATGAGCCCCGATGCCTTCCGCAGCAAGCTCCTGTTCCTGGATGCCAGCTGATAATTAATTTTCAGCAAACCAGCCAACCCCGTTCATAATTGAGCGGGGTTTTTTTATTTATGACTGCTCGCCACGTCATATCGTCCATTTTTTGTTCTTTGGATGATGATGAAGCTACTCAAATTTTTAAAGACTACGAGTTAATTGCCGAAGCTGTAAAGTTTGCTGCTGCCAACCCTATTTGTCCTGATTTTGAATGGGCAAATGTTTTTCCGGGCGAGCACTATCGCATCCTTGCTGGTCTTGTACAAGTCCTAAAGCCCACAAACTTAATCGATATAGGAACTTATCGAGGTTGTTCGGCTCGCGTAATGCTGGATTACAGCAACCCTGAAGCTAAAGTGAGTACTTTTGACTTATACCATTATCGTAGTTTTGACTGGACTGTCTTAAACGAACAAGATTTTATCTCTGGACGACTTACGCAGTATTTTTCAGACTTAAAAGATGTCTATATGTTTAACAAACACCGAGACCTGCTTGAGTCTGCAGATTTTATTATGTTAGATGGTCCTAAAGACGATGAATTTGAGCGCACTTTTTTAAATCTTTGTACACAATTAAAACCGTTTACACGTCCTAGGTGGCTCTTAATTGATGACATCAGATTTGACAATATGGTTCACCTGTGGCGGTCGATCAAATCCCCGAAAATAGACATCAGTTCCTTCGGTCATTTTTCTGGAACTGGTTTGGTTAACATAGAAAAAGGTCTTTTAATTGAGTGATGCCTTTTGCTAGCGAGGCTCAACGACGTAAGTTCTACGCACTAGCCGAACGTGGTGAAATTTCGAAAGAAAAAGTAGCCGAATACGAAAAAGAAACCAAAGGGAACATCCCTCAACGTGTTAAGGCGCGAGATAAAGCGCGCAAGTACACTAGTAACAAGCAAGGAGCTTAATCATGCCTAATTCTCTTGGCGGCGGTCGTCGTCGGGCTAGCAACCCCTCTTCGACTGGGGATGCAGACAAAATTGCACAGCTGGAAGCCGAGCTTCAAGCTCTGAAACAAAACTACGCCCAAGATATGGGGAATATCGGCGTGGATATGGTTGGTCTTAACGAGAAAATCGAACAACTTAAAACAAATTGAGTCTTAGTTAAAAACTTATAATGGGTATAAGCCTGGATTTTTATCGTGGTTTATACCCCTTTAAGCAATTACCGGTATGACCACGGTCCTCATCGTATTCAGACCGGTCCAAATCACGAAGGTTTTATCGTTGTAAGTTCTGGTATTCAGGATATCGGAGCGGATTTAGGGGTTATTACTGCTGGTCCCCCGAACAGCGGATCTTGGTATTTAACCACTGGGTGGCGCACAGTTCCTCAGGCTGTGTCGGGTTATTGGGTTGATTATGAGAACCAAGATTATCTTCCTAGCGGTTCTTTAAGCTCTTACACCGGTTACAGGGGTTTATTTACCACAACAATCGCCAATGCGAAAGTAGTAACGTCTACCGGACCTAATTACGGGTTACGGGATGACGGTAAATATACTTATTTCCAAGGAACTGCCCCTTCGGATCAGGCTTACACGCCCTATAACACTCCGGACGGTAATACAGCTGCTGAGGGTTCTACCGGAGGAGGAGTCACTCACCGAAACTATGAGGGTGGTTTATTAACTAACTCTCTTGGTTCCCAAGGGACTGCAAATCGTGCTGAGTGGGTTTATAACCCTCCTGTTTATTGCCAGACTTTTACGGAAACTGTACGATCTCAAGCTCCTGGCTTGATGTCGTCTGCTCTGCGGTACGTTTATCGCGGAAAATCCTCTCGATACGCTTCTAACTACGGCTCTATCTACCATCAACTTCCTGAATCTGTACGTATGACCATACGTACGTTTAGTCCTACGGTAAATTCGAGTAATCAAAAAAGTATTTAACGCTATAAATGCGACAATAGTAGTGTCTTTACGTTGATTTTTCTCTTAAACTACTTTTGTAGTTTCTGGACCTATCGACTGTGTTTGTCGATAATGATTTCCCGAAGCTTCTCGGCGCCGAGCTCTACCGTCCGCACCCTGCGTACATTGTAGAGATGGCAGCGGAACCTGTAGTCGTTCACGACTTCAGTAAGCAGCCAGGCCAGACTGTGCAGTTAGACCGCTACAGGTTCTGGGGCAATCCGGGGAGCAAAGAATCACGTGAGCGCACTGCTGAGCAGACCATTGGTACTGCCAACAGCCGTAACATCGTGAAGGACAAGGTGCTGGTGACTCTTCGTGAGTACACCGGCCCTGCAGATCCGAGTGATCCGACTCAGCCCAGCACCTTTAAGATCGCTCGCGAGACTCTGATCACCGCGCAGCGTCTTCTGCTGGATACCGGCAACCTGACTGCGTTCCACCAGTCGATCGGTTCGCTGACTCTGCTTGACGACTATCGTCGTTGGCGTGACCGGGTGTTCATCAATGAACTCCTGAAAGCCGTTTCGAAGGGTCAGTCTTCTGACTCTCAAGGTGGTTACTACTACCCCGGCGACCTCGCCGTAGGTAGCCTCACCTACACCAACGCCGAGCAAGCTAAGTTCGACGTTAAGGATGACCTGCTGCGCGTGGTGAAGAGCCTGCGCAAGCGGAACACTCCTACTTATCAGGATGGTTTCTACCGCGCTGTGGTGGACCCGACCTTCCTGATGCACCTGCGCCAGAACAGCGACTTCCGCGAAGTGGCTCGTTACCCTGGCAACGGGCAGATCAACCCCCTCATGTCGGCCATGCAGCCTAACGCTGCGCTGTACATGGGTCAGGGCTTTGGTCAAGCCAGCTTTGTGGCTGGTGAACCCATCATGCCCACCGGTTTCGTGTTTGAAGGTGTGCGATTCTTCGAATCGACTAACATGCCTAGCCAAACCGCTTCCGCATCCATCGGTGGCACCGCCGGCACTTACGACACTGCCGTTGGTATGTTCTTCGGTCCTCAGAGCGTTGGCGTCGGTATCGGCGGTAACAATGCTCAGGTTCTGTTGAACAATAATGACGATTTCAGCCGTTTTATCATGATGATTTGGAGCCTG